AGTTTGAAGAACTTTACGTCAAATATGAAAAACGTAAGGATTTACGCAAAAAGACCATGAGTGCTGAAGAAGTGTTCAAGGGCGGTATACTGAAAGAAAGAACGGACACTGGAAGAATATACCTTGTATTCATTGACAATGTGATGAACCAGGGTCCGTTTGATCCAGAATATCATACGATCTATCAGAGCAATCTATGTTGTGAGATATTGCTCCCAACTAAACCATTCAAGCGATTAGACGATCCAGATGGTCGTATCGCATTATGTACATTGGGTAGCATCAACTGGGGTGCGTTTAGAAACCCAGAAGATATGCGTAGAGCATGTCGCATACTACAACGTAGTTTGTGTAATATCCTTGACTATCAGGACTTCTTGTCAATACAAAGCAAGTTGAGCAACGATGAGATACAACCACTAGGCGTAGGTGTCACTAACCTTGCTTACTGGCATGCCAAACGTGGTATGAAGTATGGTGAGAGTGATAGTCTACAAGAAGTCAAAACGTGGATGGAACATCAAGCATATTACCTAACCGAAGCCACAGTAGAACTAGCTAAGGAACGTGGCAAGTGTGTAGACAGTGATAAGACACGTTATGGTCAAGGACAATTCCCTTGGGAGCTACGCGCACCAGGTGTCAACAAACTTGCAGACTTCAAGCCTGAACTGGACTGGGAACCACTCCGTAATGAGATGAAAACACATGGCGTAAGAAATGCTACACTGATGGCAATCGCCCCTGTAGAAAGTTCAAGTGTGGTAATCAACAGCACGAATGGCATTGAATTGCCTATGTCATTGATTAGCACAAAAGAAAGCAAGGCTGGAAGTTTTACACAAGTTGTACCCGAATACAACAAGTTGAAGAATAAATATCAACTCATGTGGGATCAAACTGATTGTGCTGGATACTTGAAAACAGCGGCAGTATTAGCGGCATATGTCGATCAAAGTATTAGTACTAACACATTCTATAATCCTGCACACTTTGAAGGGCGTAAAGTCCCTTCAACATTGATAGCGAAGAATTTGATGTTAGCGCATCAGTGGGGTCTAAAGACTTTCTACTATAGCCTAATCAATAAAGCTGGCGCGAAGGTCACGGAAGAAATACAACAAAATGTTCAGTCTGTGGTAGAACAAGTCAGCGAAGAAGATTGTGAGAGTTGTAAGTTATAGACAGCAAAGAAACAAAAAAGTTTGCATGGTTTCCTGTTAGAGTTACAAGCGGCAAAATAGTTTGGATGAATTGGTATTACGAACATACTATGTTGTATGATCCTAATACACTAAAGCCGCCTCTGATAGGATATCATTATATGTGGACAGAAACTAGCAAAGAAAGAGTTTGGCGTTTACTAAAGGAATAGTAAAAATGTTAGAAACAATCTGTGATATTTTAGTTGACGCTTATAAGCGTAATTGGATCACCAGCCGTGATGGCAACGTAAGCATACGCCATCATGACCGTGATTATTTTTATATCACGCCAAGCGGGGTACGCAAACAAACACTACAGCCAGATCAATTCAAAAAAATTGGTATAGTGAAGCAGGCGGTCAATCGTAATGTCAGCCTATACAATCATAATATATTAGAATATACTGACATCAGTAGCAAACTGAATCCAAGCGGCGAGTTGCCCATGCATTTTGGATTACAGAAAGAACTAGGACAACATAAACATGATGTTCGTGTAGTTGTACATATACATCCTACATATATCGTAGCAGCCATGCATGCCGGTATAGAATTAGATAAGTTAGTCAAAGATTTTCCAGAGTTGGGTCGTTATACAAAAGTTGCGCCAAATGTTCCAGATGTGCCACCAATCAGCGAAGAACTAGCACAAGGCGTACATAATAATCTATTACTTGACAATCAGGGCTATACTAAGTATGATATCGTAGGAATAAAAGGTCATGGAGTAGTAAGCATAGATACTAGTCCCTGGCGTGCTTACGAACATATAGAAAGATTAGAACATATCTGTAAGATAGTACTAGCATCAGGAAATTACTAATGAGCAAAGAACAATATAACCTAAAAACTAAAACTGATTATTTGAATCGCAAGATGTTTTTGGATCCAAAAGGTCCAGTAACTATTCAAAGATTTGAAGAAGTAAAATATAACAAACTACAGAAACTAGAACAAACAGCACGTGGCTTTTTCTGGGTGCCAGAAGAAGTCAGTCTCACTAAAGATGCTAATGATTTCAAAGAAAGTAGCGAGGCAGTAAAGCATATTTTTACTAGTAATTTACTACGCCAGACTGCCCTTGATAGTTTACAAGGTCGCGGACCTACACAGGTCTTTACTCCAGTAGTATCATTGCCTGAACTCGAGGCACTAATGTTTAATTGGGGATTCTTTGAAACAAATATACATAGCCGTAGCTACAGCCACATCATCCGTAACATTTACAATGTGCCAAAAGACGTTTTCAATACTATACACGATACTAAAGAAATTGTTGATATGGCAAGCAGCGTTGGCAAGTACTATGATGACTTACATCTTATCAACTGCCGTGTAGAAGCAGGTGAGAAGGTAAAAGAAAGTGAACATATCAAAGCGATTTGGTTAGCACTCAACGCAAGTTATGCGCTTGAAGCATTTAGATTTATGGTAAGTTTTGCTACAAGTCTAGCGATGGTCGAGAACAAGTTGTTTATTGGTAATGGTAACATCATCAGTCTAATTCTACAAGACGAATTACTACACAAAGAATGGACCGCTTGGTTGATTAATCAAGTTGTCAAAGAAGATGTTCGTTTCGCAAAAGCAAAAGAACAATGTGAAAGTGAAGTTTATCAATTATATATGGATGTTATCCGCGAAGAAAAAGATTGGGCAGACTATTTGTTCAGCAAGGGTAATGTTATTGGATTGAATGCAAATATTCTAAAAGATTTCGTTGATTATACAGCCGCCACAGCACTCAAAGAGATTGGTATCAAGTACCAACATCCTGCACCAAAGATCACACCGATCCCTTGGTTTAATAAGCATAGTGATACTAGCAAAAAGCAAACAGCATTGCAGGAAAACGAAAGCACCAATTATGTGATTGGTGTCATGAGCGATCAACTAAATTATGACGACCTACCGTCATTATAATATATAAAGTAATAAGGAGAATATATGCAAGCAGTAATATGGAGCAAGGACTTCTGCGGCTATTGCGACCGTGCCAAAAGACTATTAGAACAAAAGGGTATCAAATACGAAGAACGCAAAATTGGCAGTGGCTGGACTAAAGAACAATTATTAGAAAGCGTACCCACAGCACGAACATTACCACAGATATTTTTAGATGGTAAACTTATCGGCGGACATGACGATTTGGTAAAATATTTAAACGAGGCAAAATAAAATGGAATTAGTAAAAGATGAGATTTATACGTTCAAGCTCAATAGCGGGGAAGAATTGATTGCTAAGGTTTTAGAAATCAATGATTCTCATCTAACAATCTCAGAGCCGGTCAGTATCGGCCCTGGTCCGCAGGGCGGACTTGGATTAGTCCCTAGTTTGTTCACCTATAATAACCGAGAAAATGTCAGACTAAATACTAGTAGCCTAGCATTAGTAGCCCAAACTGACGATAATGTAAAGACAAAATACATTGAAGCAACGACTGGTTTACAAGTGCCTGGTAAGAAAGTATTACTAGGATAAGGGAATGTCAGGAAAGAAACTCAGCAGAAAAGGCGATAAAAATACAACAGGTGGGGTATTACAGCAGGGGGCAAGCACAGTATTTTGCAATAATAAGCCAGTAGCATTGCACCCTTGTAAAATAAGTCCGCATAGCCCATCATCCCCTAGCATTCATAAAAATGCGGTCACTACGGATGGTAGTCCTAGTGTTTTTGCTGAGAATAAACCTGTTGTACGTGTTGATAGCAAAAATAATTGCGGTCATAAAATCGTTCAAGGAAGCGGGGACGTTTTCGTCCCTTAATAAATTATGGCAGACACAGGAATTCAAAGCCCGCTAGGTGTCAATGTTGTAGCCGCAACCATACTTAATGAAGGATTAAGCATCAATCCTGTTGCCCAACGACTAATTGGATCTAGTAAAACAAATAGCGAATACACTCCCGGTTCGATTATTAATGACACATGTTTATCTTGGGTCACTCAAGCAGTTCAAGCAGCCTATTATTCGAATGGTTTTAGTGAAGATGGATTGAACCCTACTGAAATAGTAGGCGATTTGGTCGGTATTACAAATTATCTAGGCATATTAACTGTTAAAAAAGTTAACAGAGGTGGCATCATTCCTAGAAATTATTTTGTAGTTGACGATATGCCGGTCGTATTGCCTAGTAGCCAGATGACCGGACTTGGCGCTAGATTTATAATTACAGAAATGGGCGAAACTGACTGGGCTTTACAGGATATATATGGTATTCCCCCTTACAGTGAGGATATGAAAAAATATCAATATGTCATTGAACAGAACGGTCCTCCCGGTGGACCATACCAGACAGATTTTACAGTTGTAGGTGCTCCTTCAAATGATGAAGGAACCGTTTTTGAATGTAACACAGTGGGACCTAGTTTACCAGGATATAGTCAGGGGCAAGTTAGAAGATTAGGCTATAGTGTCGGGACAGAAATTTTTTCTAACGGTAGCGGATTAGGTTATACTACACCGGGTAAAGGTAAAGCGTTAACGCTACAATTTTATATCGGTAATTTGATTTCAGGCGACGGAAACACTCCGGGTAGCCAATGGCAGGTATATTTCTTAGATCCGGGCACTGGAAGACCAGGTAGATGGTGTTTAAATTATACACCTGATGTTGCCGAATACATGAATTTTACAGATCATACGTTTAGATTTTATGTTAACAATCTAACTTATTATAATTCTAATATTGACAAAGCTACCTACGATAATTTGCTAGCGATGGGACAAAGTAGAATACCTGCATTATCGAATAGTTTGCCTCCAACATATTTGATCAATGATCCAAGTAATGTCTGGGGAGGTCAAGCAACTAGCGGTTATGCTATTGAAGGTGACGTTGGTCAAGGACAAGAAGCAACATGGTTCCCTTATGATACTGATAATAATAATTATAGTGTAACTCAATGGGGCTTTTTACGTTGCCTAGCATTACAAGCATGGAATGTCTTTAATTGGCAAGGATCAAGTCCTTTAAACGAAGAACCAGAATATAAAAACTATGCTACACAATTTGTAACGATTACTGGATTCTTGGAACAGTCTAATCAAGCGATAATGGCGTTAAGAAATTCTATTACCTTCTTAGAAGGCACCTATAGCAATATGAATGATTTAATTACTGCCGATATTACAGGTGTAAGTTTATCAACACAAGCATTTGGTCAAGACTTGATTAATTTAGGCGGCGCTTTAAATCTAAGCAAAATAAGCATGTTTGGTTTGCCGTCGACCTTATTATACAATTTGCAAACAAACAATGCATTAACTAGACCTGTAATCTTATCACTTTTATTATCTCAATTATCACAACAAGAAATAGATGATATAAGTGCTGGTACTGTGACCGCGACTACTATTCAAGAACAAAAAATTTATTCGTCATTTTTAGCTATCGGCGGAAAAGATTTAAAAGAAATATTAAAAATATTAAATTGTAAAACTAAAGGTATAGTGAGATTATCTGATTTATTAAATGTTGGAAAAATGTTCCCGATCAGTTATACTACCTTAACTGTACCTATATATAATACAACTCCAAGTCCTAACAATAGCAAAACATACTACTTGTTGTTTGTTGATAGAGAGTTAAATCCTCAATTATTGACACCTAGAATAAAAGAGGTTGTTGGTCCGATCATTCCACCTGTGCAACCACCTATCATTGAGCCTCCTCCTGTGCTTCCTGTCATCGAAGAAGAAATTTTTGTGCAGGTACCGGAACCAGTCGTACTACCATTACCAGAAATTATTCCAGTCATAGAACCAATTATTGTACCGCCCCCACCAGTACCGGATGTGCCGTTGCCGAAACAGGACCCACCACCGCCTCCATTACCGGAGCCACCGGCGCCGACACCTCCACCAGCAAGAACAGGCGGTGGCGGCGGTTGCGTAGCACTAGAATCATTTATACCATTAATCGAGACAGAGCAAAAGCACAATGGCAGAGAGATAACAAAGGCTTGGATGCTAGAGACTGGTATGAAGATAAGTCTTGGCACAGAAGAACTAAGTATAGTAGATGGTCAAGTAGTCAAAACATTAAACGACTATCAGCCGTGTGTGCGTATCAGCACAAGTGATGGTATAACATTAGTGTGTTCAACCACAGCACCGATACTCACAAAAGATAAGGGTTTCATTCCAGCAACAGAAGTATACGGCAAGCGTGTAGCAGTCATGCGCAACGGTCGCACTTGGTATGATGAAGTTGTCGGACTAGAAGATGTTGGTATGAAGTTTGTGCGTGTTATAGATGCAGGTAACAATAGTTTTTGGGCAGGCGAACGTCCCGGAGCATTCATATTACACCACAACGTACCAATCAATGATAAACTAAACTTTGATAAGAAATAATTATGGCAGACGAATATAATTTTCAGATACCGAAAGAAGGATTCGATAGTTATCTTTATGGTATTATACCAGAAGATCAAGCTGTGTTGGCTGGCGCATTTGGCGTCAGTATGCAACAGATAAAAAATATAAATGAAGTTGATCCGAAAACTTTTGCTAAAGTTGTTTATAGTTTAGAAACAAATAATGGATTGAATCTTACTAATGGTACAAACGTCCCAACAGAAACTTTTAAAGTAGATGCAGCATTATCTAAAGTTGCATTAGGCTCAGGCTTATACGGAACGTATACTCATAGCGACTTTGTTGGTTCTATGACTGCACTACCTTATCCATTACAGAATATTTACGACGGTATAAAACAATTACAAACTGAAACTCTAATTAACATTTATAAGGAAATTTGGGAACTTTGCACATATAGTCGAGCAATCATTAATATAACCTTTAGTCAGTTTGATGAATTTGAGAATCCATTGCCACCTGAAGAATTTAGAATTACAGGCGCAAGTGTTTTATATCCAGGTGGAGGATACGATCCTAATAGTCCTCCGCTCTTAAAACAAGAACAAACTCAACCAACTCCGCAAATAGGCACATTAACAGTAGGCAGTGATCCAAATGATGCCTCTACATATAAAAGAATAACAGGTGTGACTTTACTCCCTGCCTATCAAGATGCAATTATCACAGGAGCATTGATACCTAGAGTTGTCCCCGATCCCCCACCTGATGCATATGGAGATATAGATGACGGTGGTGCATGGGTACTAAGACAAGCAAGAATTAACGAATTAATAATTGCGGCTGATGCTGAAATACAAAGCATTCTTTCTAGTAGCATAGAGAATTTTAATAAGGCAAAATTATTAAATGCAAATTGGAATGCATTAGGCACAGCATTAAAGATTGAGCAAAGAGCAAGATATACAGCGATACCACCTGTGCCAATTCCAAGAGATCCGTGGTTAGCACTATATCCTACAGCACTTTATAACTTTGTTGACTCTATCCCTGAATATGCAGCAAACACAATGCCTCATGGACCTGCACAAAGTTTAGAAATGATTGCTGACATGTGTTCGACAGGTGGACAAAGCATAATTGGTTTGATGCGCGAGAGCAGAAATCAAGATAGATTGGCAGAAGCAGGCATACCCTTAGATAACACCATCCCTGATACATTGTCTGATGAAGATGTATCCGCATTAATGGGTAATGGTACTAAGTGTGGGGCTGTACCTGGATCTGGAATCACGGCTGAAAACGGCCTCACTTTCTCTATGCCAGCATTCGCATCTACTCAAAATTGTGACGGCGATCAAATGAAGCCAGATAAAAACACCTTCTTTGATTGCGGAGAACAATCTTTACGTAGAACAGAAAATAAGGTGCAGGGAAGCATACAACCATTATTACAAGATCCAGATTGCTGTACTGTAGCAGGCCCGGAAATTCCTGTTGGCCCGTCGACACTTCTAGGAACAGGGATTCCAAACTTTATTACTGGCGACGAAGGTAATGTAGTTCCAAACACACTAAACGTAGATTTTATAAATGGCATCTTATTGCCCGCACAGTATAATATCAACGATGCGATTGACAAAGTAATTGAATGTAATTGCGATTGTTGGATAGAATAATTACCCAAAATAGTTGTGTAGAGTAATTGTCTAGTATACGATAACTACTTAATGTATTACCTGAAGTTAGACAACTAACATAGGAGAAACAAAATGGAAAAATCGTTGAAAGGTATCAATCTACTAATTGGGCTTGTCATCGTTGTGTTACTCACTAACTTTGTCATTCTCAAGAAAGTAGACGATCTACAAAAACGCGATATTGATCCAGACTACATGACTGCTGCTGAAGTAGAAAAGAGTCTTGATTGTCTCGCCATCAATGTGTACCGTGAAGCAGGTCATGAGCCGTTTGAAGGCAAAGTGGCTGTGGCTCAAGTCACCATGAATCGTGTAAAGAGCAATAAATTTCCGCGCAGCGTATGTGCTGTAGTTTATCAAAAGTCACGATTTACTGAACGTGTTGTATGCCAATTTAGCTGGTATTGCGATAGTAAACATCGTAATCGTCCAATTGATGAAGAAGCATACGAAGAAAGCTATCGTGTAGCTAAGATGGTATTCTTAGAAGATTTCAAGTTGGAGAGCATTGAGAATGCATTGTACTATCATGCTGATTATGTAAATCCAAATTGGAAGTTGAAGCGTATTGCTAAAATTGGTACTCATATTTTCTACGAGGGATAAAATGACAGTTTCATTTAGTGTTTTTAAAGAAATGGTCGTAAACTTTGTCAACAAACTTTGGATAGAGTTTAAGCAAAGCATACGCCAAGTTAGTATTGACGGTATAGGTTGGACTGGTCTTATCGCACTACACGCAGTCACCATTCCAAGTTTGTTTGGATTGATGACTGGTCTTACTGACAATACTCCGCCTATCGATATGGTTATCATTCTTTGGGCAGCAATGGCATTGTTCTATATCAAGGCTATTCTTGAAAAGAATGTTGTCAGTCTTGTGATTATAGGTCTAGGCTTTATCATGCAAAGTATTTTGATGGCTCTTGTTTTCTTTAAATAAAGAGTGAGCGACGAAAGTAAAAAAACAAATACAGCAAAGGGGCGAGAGAGTTTTGACATAACAGTTGGAAACTCTCTCGTTTCCTTTTTTAATCGCAATGTTAGCAACTATCCTACAGAAGTAGGCGCGCCTAAGTTTGATTTAGTTCCTGTTACTAAACAAAAAGACATTATGATCAATGTGGCTAGATTACATGCTAGCCAAGAATATGATCGTATTATGGAACTTGTAAATGTATTGCAGAAGCAAGCACAGCAGATACAAAGAAGATTACAACTAACAGACATGGTTCATGGTGCTGAATATAAATTTCAGTTGTATCATAATCAATGTTATTGGTTAGTTTGGGATACCAGTAAAAACAAGTCCATACTTACACCGTTAGGACCTAATGACTGGCATGCTAATAAACCTATAGAATATGAATATTTCTGTAGAGTAAAATGGTTGGGCGATTATACATGGATAGAAGTCAACGAAGATGGAAGTGACGGAATCCAAACATTATGACCGGAAATAATCTTGAATACGATTTATTGATCACAGAGTGGATATTAGAAAAGGTTCGCAATAGTGAGTCTTATTGTCAGAATCTTTACGCAGCTATGTGTAACAATGAGTTTGTAAAGAACGATGTCTGGCCTATATTATCAGATGATCGCTGGAGTTGCAGTTGGCGTGGTGCCGGCGGCATCATAAGTGATATGCGTCAAGAGGGCGACTATATAGATTGGTATTGTAGTGGGATAGGTTCTGTCACTTATGATACTGTCGCGGACGAACTACACTTCAGGTCTAAAAAATTTGTGCCTGAGGGTGAAGTTACCGACGAGATACGCGACGATTTGTTAAAGCTGGGCTGGCTTGTAATTCAAGACGATAAATAAAGCACGGGAGAGACTATGATTGATTTAAAAAACTTCGGCGGAGGTCGTAAACTTATTAAAAAGGTAATAAGACAAGACAATTCACCTAGTAAGCCTTGGTCTCAAACACAACTTTTTAAAAAGTTAAAAAATCAAAAAAATTTTAAAAAACCAAACGTTTGAGTTTTAATATGAGCAACGAAGTAAAATCTCCGTGTATTGCTATATGCCGAGTCCGCACTGGTATGTGCGTAGGATGCTTCAGAACCGCTAAAGAAATAACCGAGTGGTGGGACGCCACGCCAGAAAGAAAACAACAGATTGTAAAAGATGCTGAACAAAGGAAGATAGATTTTGAAGCAGCATAATTGTAGCAGTTGTCATTCTAACCCAAAAGAAAATAAATTATTAAAAAATCTTTTTATCGTGTTACCCATACTTGTTCTTATATGGGCAACAATTGAACAATTTTTCGTATAAATAATTGTTTGGTACAGTCCTGTACCTATATATACAATACTCATTCTATATAGGAGAACAAAATGAAAACAGTCGGAGATAAGTTAAGTTCATTTGCAATTACTGGTGTAAAGCCAGGTAAGTTGACCCCAGATGATGCATTCGAAACAATCACAGAAAAGAGTTTTGAAGGCAAGTGGAAGGTAATCGTATATTACCCTAAGGATTTCACATTTGTCTGCCCAACTGAAATTGTTGCGTATGACAAGTTGAACAAGGATTTCGCTGACCGTGACGCTGTATTGCTAATCGGCTCAACCGATAATGAATTCTGTAAGTTGGCATGGCGTAGTGCCCACGAAGATTTGAAGAAAACCAATAGCTGGATGTTTGCTGACACAGAACGCAGACATTATGTTTATGAAAATGATGATGATTTTGGCACAGAAGTACAAGGTTTGGTCGATCAACTTGGTGTGTTTTATAAGCCAGCAGGGGCAGCATTACGCGCTACTTTCATCGTTGACCCACAGAATGTCATTCAGCATGTCACTGTCAATAACTTGAATGTTGGTCGTAGCCCAGAAGAAACATTGCGTGTATTGGACGCTTGCCAAACAGGCGAACTATGCCCATGCAATCGTACTATCGGTGGCGCAACGCTCTAATGACATTCTTTACTACGTTATGTGCAGTTGTACTAGGTAATTGGTTGTACGATGCATATTTCAAATACAAAGATAAAGATGGAAACGAGAACTAGAACCTTAGTCAAAACATTAGTTTATAGGTGTTGGGTTTTATTCAGCACCTATATTTTATTATTGGCTACTGGACAAAGCGTTAGTGAGGCACTTTTGCCTACTATAATTATAAATTGTATATGGATGACATCATACTTCATGTATGAAAGACTTTGGGCTCATATTGAATGGGGCAGGCAAAACTAAATTAGTGAGATATTACAATGATTGAGTGTCTAATATTAGGCGATAGCATAGCAGTAGGAGTTCATTCTACACGCCCTGATTGTGCGGTGTATGCAAAAAGCGGAATCAACAGCAGGGATTTTGTCAATAGATATATAGGCAAAGACCTT